ATTGGTGTATCAGGCATTGCAACTGCTTTATCTACAGGTTTAGTTACCGTTGCTGCAGGAGCAAGTACAACGGTTACTGGAAGTCAATTAGATTTTACAACAGGTACAGTTAATGTAGCTGACGTTGTTGGAGTAACAGGTAATAGAGTTAATTTAAATACAGGAACAGTTGCTACAACTGCAGCAGCAAATATACTGCCTACTGGATCAAGAGTTAATTTAGATACAGGAACAGTTACATTTAAATTTATATATTCTGTTACAGGATCAGGTGTAGATTTATCTACAGGTACAGTTACAACCATTGCAGATGCAAATGTATTACCCACTGGATCAAGAATTAATACTGATACAGGCGATGTAACTGTTGTTGCAGATGCAAATGTTTCTGTAAATGGAAACAAAGTTGATATTGTAGTTGGTAATGTAACTACTAAAGCAAATGCTACTGTTACTGTTACAACTAATAGACAAAATTTATCAACTGGAACAGTTACTGTTACTGCAGCTGCAACTGTATTACCAACAGGTAATGAATTTGATATTGGTACATCAACAGTAAACGTTAAAAAATGGGATGGTATTGTACCAGGTGCAAGTCAGGTATGGGTTCCAATTCAAACAAGTAGAGGATCATAATGTTTTTTGGAGGTAGTTCATTTGCTAGTTCACCATTTGGCGATCCAGGTGGAGTAAGTATTGCTTTTACAGTTAATGGTGTAAGAATGAACGTTGCTGTCGGTAATGTTGTAATTGAAGGAAAATCAATAATATTACCTGATGGAAATAGAGTTAATTTAACTACAGGGAATGTTGAAGTTAAAATAGGTAAAACAGTTATAGTTACAGGTGAAGAATTAGCACTTGCAACAGACACGGTAGATGTGATATCATGGAACCCAATAATTCCAGGTGCAACTGGTATTTGGATTCCAATAGATCCAGAGAACCCATAGGAGAAAAATGGCTAGTACATATTCGAGTGATTTAAAATTAGAATTAATTACAACAGGTGAAAAGTCTGGTACTTGGGGTACCATTACTAATACTAATTTACAACAATTAGAACAAGCAGTATCAGGTTATATTGCAATAGATGTTGGATCAGCAGATGTAGCATTGTCATTAGCAAATGGTGCTGTATCAAATGGTAAAAATTTATACTTTAAACTTACAGGAACTTTAACAGCAAATAGAAATGTTACGATGCCAGACTCTGCTGAAAGAGTTTTTATCGTTGAAGATGCAACAAATAGATCTGCATCTTTATTTAGTTTAACTGTTAAAACAGTTTCAGGTACAGGTGTTGCAATACCAGTAGCATCAACAAATTTATTATATTCTGATGGAACTAATATTTTATTAGGTATTAGACATAAAGGATATGTAACCCCTGGAGCAACTTATACAACAGTCAATGGTGATCAAGTTTTAGTCGATACATCAGGAGGTGGTATTGGTGCACCAGTTACAATTAATTTACCAGCATCTCCATCAGTAGGTGATGAAGTTCATTTCATAGATAGTGGTAATAACCTTGCATCAAACAATTTAACTATTGGTAGAAACAGTTCTAATATTTTAGGAGCTGGTTCTGATTTAGTAGTGTCTACAAACTCAGCAGCATTTACACTAGTCTATGTTAATGCAACAAGAGGCTGGATATATAAAGATAACATATAGGAGCTAACAGATGGCTCTAATTGATTTTAAAGTCTTACCGGGAATAGACAAACAAGATACTACTGCCGGTGCAGAGTTTCGTTGGGTAGATTCCGATAACGTAAGATTTAGATATGGACTACCAGAAAAAGTTGGTGGTTGGTCATCACTTATTACTGATACTATAGTTGGAGTTGCAAGACGTGAGTTTGCATTTGTAGATTTAGCTGGAAACAGATATGTTGCAATAGGAACAGATAAATTTTTACTTATTTATTTTGAAGGTCAGTTGTATGACATTACACCTTTAAAAGCGACTTTATCTTCTGCAACAATTGCAACAACAGATGCGTCTGCAGTTTGTGATATTACAACAGGAACAGATCATAATTTATCCACAGGTGACATTGTATTACTCGATAATGTAACTTTACCGGGAGGAACAGGTTATGCAGACTCTGATTTTGAAGATAAACTATTTCAAGTAACTAGTGTCACTTCAGCGACTGTATTTACAATTACACAATCAACTAATGCAACAGCAACAGTTGCAACTGGTGGAAGTATAGATGTTAAACCTTACGAACAAGTTGGTCCAGCAGAACAATCATATGGTTATGGTTGGGGTATTGATACTTGGGGTACAGGTGGATGGGGCGAGGCTGCTTCAGCATCAAACGTGAGTCTGGAACCAGGCCTCTGGAGTCTAAGTAATTTTGGTCAAGTATTAATTGCAACTATTGCAAATGGAAAAACATTTACATGGAACTCAGGGGATGCTGCAAGACTAACCACACGCGCATCAACAACTACATCAGGGTTTGAGACAACTAATAATCCAACAGCATCAAGAATAACACTTGTATCTCCTACAACACGTCACTTAATTCATTGTGGAACTGAAACAACTATTGGAGATCCAACAACACAAGATGATATGTTTATAAGATTTTCTGACCAAGAAAATATTAATGATTATGCACCTACCGCAGTAAACACTGCTGGATCACAAAGATTACAAGATGGAACAAAAATTATTGGATCTTTAAAAGCGAAAGAAACAATTCTAGTTTGGACGGATAATGCATTATACACTATGAAATTTGTAGGAGCACCTTTTACATTTGGATTTGAACAAGTCGGTACAAACTGTGGATTGATTGGTAAAAACTCTGCAGTTGAAATAGATGGGGTTGCGTTTTGGATGTCTAATAATGGTTTCTTTATGTTTGATGGTACGGTTAAATCTTTACCATGTTCTGTTGAAGATTATGTTTATGATCAAATTGATACTACAAAAGGTCAACAAATATATGCAGGTTTAAATAATTTATATACCGAAGTGGTTTGGTATTATCCATCACAAGGTTCTGATTATAATGATCAATATGTAGTATTTAATTATGGAGAACAAATGAAAGGCGGTGTTTGGTATACAGGAACAGAAGCAAGGACTTCTTGGATTGATGCTACAATTTACCCTAATCCAATTGCAACTAAATTTGATAGTACAGAAAATGGTACTTTCCCGGTTATCGTAGGTCAAGATGGTTTAGGACAAACCACATTATTTGAACATGAAGTAGGTACCGATCAAGTCAATCCAGATGGTACCACAACTACTATTACATCTTATGTACAGTCCTATGATTTTGATTTACAGCAACGACAACGAAGTGCCACGGGTCAGGCAACAGGGCCTTCTATTGCAGGTGAAGTATTTTTAGCAGTTAGAAGATTCATACCAGATTTTAAAGACCTACAAGGTAATTGTAAAGTAACCCTAGCAGTCAAACGATATCCTCAACAATCCAGTACTGTAACTGCTTTAAGTCCCTTTACAATTGCTCCAACTACTGATAAAAAAGATACTAGAGCCAGAGGAAGATATGTTAATATCAAAATAGAAAATGATGATATTAGCCAATCTTGGAGATTTGGCACTTTCAAAATTGATGTACAACCGGATGGTAGACGATAATGTTATATAGCGATTATTTAAAATACCTTGCACAACCAATGCCAGACATATCTGGTATATTTACAACTGGTGCAGCTCAACCCTTTATACAACCACAACCTGATGGATTAGAACAAGTTCAAGAACAAATTGACATGTTAGAAAAATATCCAGTAGCATATCAACCTTATATGGGTGGCGGTGGTGGTGATGGTGGTTATAATATAGATGATCAAACAGAAGAAACTGCTGACGATACAAGAAGTTATTTACCAGATGCATATAAAAATACAGGGATAATGAGTTCAATAATGGGAAATAATCCATTTAGTGCGACTCCTGGAAGTATTATAGGTGGTCTTCTATTTGGACCTATTGGAGCAATAGTGGGCGGCGCTGCAAATAAAAAATACAACCAAGCAAAAAATTTAAAAGAAATGGAAGCTAGACAAGCAGAACAAGCTACTAGAGCAGCCGCAGCTAATCCGGAAGTTTATTCTGCAAGAAAAGAACAAACTAAAAATGAAGGTGGGGGTGGTAAATCTAGTTTTGGTGATCAAACTGCAGAAGAAGCAGCATATGGAAGTTGTTTTATAGCAGGTACAAAAATTACAATGGTAGATGGTACATTTAAAAATATTGAAGATATTCAAGTTGGAGATATTATAAAAGGACATGAAGGTTATAACGAAGTTATTAAACTAGATCCTACTTTATTAGGTGAAAGAAAATTATATTCATTTAATGATAATGAACATTATTTCTTTACTTCAGAACATCCATTTATGACTGAAGAAGGTTGGAAATCTATTAAACCAGAAAAAACAAAAGAACGTGATGGTATTGAATTATATAATCAACTTAAAGGTGAACTTAAAGTTGGTGACAAATTGGTAACTGAAAAAGGTTTAGTTGAGATTAAAGAAATTAAATCAAAAGAAATAAATGATTCTAAAATGCCTTTATATAATTTTAATGTTTCAAATGACAATTCATATATAGCTGATGGTTATGTAGTTCATAATAAAGGTGGTAGTAGTGGTGGTAAAATCGTCTGTACTATGATGAATGAATCATATGGTTTTGGATCATTTAGAAATAAAATTTGGTTAAAGCATTCAAAAGGTTTAGCGCCAGAATATCAAAAAGGTTATCATAAAATATTTTTACCATTAGTAAAATATTCAAAACAAAAAGGTGTAACTAATAAAATTGTTAAAAACATTTTAGAACACATTGCAGTGCATAGAACAATAGACATACGTCAGGAATCAAGAGGCAAGACTCATTTATTAGGTAGAATTTATAGAAAAATTTTAGAACCTATTTGTTATCTTGTAGGCAAACATGGCTAAAATAAATGTAAGGTTACCAGAACCAAAAGAAGAATACGATATCTCTAACCAAAAACAAATCAACAGAGCAATCACATTAATTGTTGAACAATTAAATTCTACTTACTTACAAGATTTAAAAGAAGACAATGAACGATATGCTTGGTTTAAAGGTGGTAACAATGGAGGTGATTGTTAGTGTCTTGTAATAATGTAAATTGTTCTACTTGTCCTGACTATTTACAAATGGTCGCTGAAGGCAATGTATCAGGGTCTTCTGTTAGAAATATATTTGGTTGGCAAG